AAATATCAAATTCTTTCCTAGTCTTTGCGGTATAGTGACCTCTTTCATAAGAAGTTCCTAATTCATTGCACCAGCCCGATTTATTGAATATTAAGTTCATTTCTATATCCTTTAATTTTGGGGAGCTTTCACACCCCCCCCTTTTTAGTTTAAGTTATTCCATAAACGTAAGTGTGTTCTTGTCCAACATCTTCTATGATGAACCCTACAGAACCTTGTAATGATTCTCTATGCTCACGTGAAGATTGAGGTGGTTCAATTTCTTTACGCAATCCATCACCTTGCAACCATCCTTTCATGCATTTCGATTGATTAACAATCGGAACTGTACTTGTTGGTAAATCAGCATCTGTACGGATGTTGAGCAATAGCCCATCGTAATCATAAGTGTCAACATACTGACCAGCAGTATGTTCTGTTCTTGGTATAGTTGTTGTAAAGCTCGCGTTAAACCCGTTCATTGTTTCTCTATTTGTTGGGTTAACCCAAATATCGGTAGGCAAACCATTATTTGTAACTTCTTTAAGTGCCGCACGTAGCTTAGTCTCAGTAAATGCACCGTTTGAATTGTAAGATAATGGTGAACGTGAACCTCCCGCAGTATCTGCTAATTGCTGTAAAAGTCCAGCACTCATATATGGGTTGCCAGTTGCACTACCTTCTTGCTTATAACTGTTTATTGACATAGTAGCTAGATACTCTGCTACACGAGTAGCCGCTTCAGTTGAAAGAATTGTTGTAATTTGGCTACTTCCAAGACCTTTACGCCTTAAAATACCACCCTTTAACTCCCAATCTAAAGTTTCATAAACTGTTTGAACGTAATTGGTATACTTCCCAGTACTTTCGGAAACAGATTCTACGTCCTTCAAAGTTGAATCTTTGCCTGCGAAGCCTACAACTGTGAATGCATCACCATCTGTATGGGTTGCTGCAGTAGTACCACCAGCACCACGAGCATATACATCGATTGTATTGGCTGTTTTATCTGCTACTTTAACAATTACCCGCTCAGTTCCTACCTCAAGAACATGACCGACGGTTAAGCCTTTTATGGATGTGGAATCAATATCCAAATCAGCAGTTGCGGAGCTTGTCCAATCTGCTCCAAGCGTACCGTTTTTAGTTGTTTTGCTTCGAGAATAGACTTCAAAGTCACTTGTGTCTATTGCCACTTGTGGTGCTCCCATTGCTTGATAGAATGCACCTTTATTGTATGCTAATTTAATTGCTTTAGCTGCGACCGCTATCGTAGGATCGCCAATTGTTACAGAATCGTCAAATTCTGAAAATGCTCCAAATGTGAATGCCATTTTTATTCCTTTTTGTTTGTTTTAATTTGTTCAGCTAATTCCATTGCCCTCACTTGCTCAGAGGACGTAATAGTTTCTTTAGACATTATTTTTTCGTATTCAATCTCATTTTGAGACATATTAATGCCATCACCAGTTTCTAAAGGGTTTCCGACCAATTTTTCTTCACCAAAGAATATAGGAAAGTTTTCTTGTATAACTGTTAACCTTTCAGCTACACCGTCAACCTTACCACTTTCATTTTTCTTTAACGAATCAATATCGAATTCAGCCAATACTTGCTTTCTGTATTTTGGGTTTACCTTTGCTTCTGTTAAATCATTATTTAACATGCTCAGTAACTCACTACGCTCTAGTGCTTTATCTTTCTCAGCATTTTGGTTTACTAATGCTTCAATTTGTTTACTCAAATCAGAAAATTTATCTTCAGTAGTTTTACCTTTATTTTCTTCCTCTGCTTTGAGCTCTTCAAATTTAAGTTTTGAAGCTTCCAGATCACTATTTAAAGTTTCTTTTGACTCTTTCAAAATCTTTACTTCGTTTCTTAATTCATTAGCCTTGTCTTTGGGTAAGTAATCTTTTGCTTCCATAACATAGATTTCTTTGTCTTGAACCAAGTCTTTAATTAAATCGTAATGTTCCCCTAGCTTTTCTTTTAGTTTTTCTGTTAATAACATTTTGTTACTCCTATTTAGGTTGTTTATCCTCAAATTCCTTTGAGCTTAATAGGACAGTCATTATGCCTTGACTGTCAAGAGGCTTATTTGTTACTTTCATCTATTTCAATTATTACTTGTTCTCTGTCGTTTATATCGTACTCTGCAATTCCAGTCATGCCTGGTGCAGTATAGTAGCTACCGTTTGGGTAAAGGAACATATTGTAATTTGGCGAACTTTTATCTTGTACGGCTATGTCTCCATTTACTTCGATAGACTGCTCCCTAGTTTTACTGTCAAGAACCGAACTTATTTTCCTTACCGACTTTATACCTAATCTTTCAAATGATTTTTCAGCTTCGGTAAACCCATCAACACGTGCCGTTGAAACTATTCTGTGTGACTCCATTCTAACTATTCTTAATGAATTATTCGTTAGCTTAGAAACACGTTTATTAACCATTCGAGCAGTTTCACGATAACCTTTTCCTTCGTATAACCCATTAGCGATAACTTGGTTAATTTCTCTAGATGCCACTTTGTGATGGAATTCTAAAGAGTCTTTCCATTTTATATGCTTTAATGGGTTCTCAATTGCTTTTGTTATAATCTTACTATCCAACGTAGTGAAAGATAATTCAAGCCCAGTTGATTTGGTTAATGCTGTATTTACGTTGTTATATTCCATCTTGTAAGTGTCTCTCAGCAATCCGTTTATGTCTTTTTTAGAGCCTAAATAATCCTTGTTCATTAGTTTTATAATATCGTTGTTCATTTGTGCAAATCTATTGTACTTGTTCATTTCTTTGTAAGCATCTTTTGCACCGTATTTATTTATAATTCTAGATAATTCTTTGTTTATTTCTTTTAATGTGTTCCCGTAAAGCTTGAATAACTCTTTCTCTGTCACACTTAATGCTTTCTTGCTCCCACTTTGGTTTAAGAACTTCTTTATTTTTTGGTTAGTAGTCATTCTTCTTCAAAGATTATGTTTTCAGCTTGTTCTTTTAGTCTTGTTTCAACCAACTCTGGGTCTTTTACCCACGGGGATATTTCAAGTAAAGTTTTATTATCTATTTGAACACCAGCTTTTATAGCCGTGTCCATTATTTCGACATCATTTATTATCATTGATTTATCAAAGTTGAATCTTACATCAATAGGGTCACTTGAGAGCTTACCCTTTAATTTGAGGTAAGTTTGTAAGAACCATGTGAAAATATTAAGTGCATCTTGCATCTCTGTTATTGTCATGTTAGATTTTAAATCCAAACCAGCATATTGGAATCTTAAACTAACTCCACTAGGAGCATTACCGAACTTGTCAGTCTTAGGATTTACCGCCATGCCCAATATGAATATGTTTTCTTCGATCCTATCCATGTGTGCTTCATGAGAGTCTTTAGGTATATCCATTGACTCACCAGCAACATCTCCCAAGTCATTAACAGTGATTGCATTAAACTCACGTAAATTAGTTACGAACTCGCTTAAATCCTCTCCATTATAGCCTTTTAATTTCCACACAATTCTTGCAACATCTGATAGCTTATTCGAAAAGTCTGAAAGATTATAATCCATATCGTCAATTAAAGATTTAATCGACTGCAAATCTGTTGTTGCTTCCTCATTGTTTTTTAAAGGTATAAATGGGACTCTTCCCCATGAAATAGATTTCTTGTTATCTACATTCAAAGTATTGTATGCATAGAAGTGAGGTCTTGGATTATCTTTCACCGAAGCATCTAATCCAAAAGTACCATTGTCTTTTTCTTCATAAAAATAAACCGAATCTTTCCCCCAAATTTCAACTTTATATTTCGGAGTTGGTGTTTCGTTAGCTTTCTTTTTAACTAAAATCTGATAGAATCTTATCACTCCCAACAATTCTTTCTTGAATCTCTGGTCATAAAGTGGAATTATCTCGGTTGAAGGTACTATAACGTAATCAAACTCACCATTTGAGTTAACATAAGGGTGCAAGTATTCAACACCTCTTTGGGATGCTCCAGTTATCCATGTCTTAGCCGTTTTCTGGAAGTTATAACCAAAATAAGGTTTTAAGACTTCCTCTAATTTCTTATTGTCGGTTGACAATTGGATATCTTTAGAAGCTATATAAGACGTTTTCTGGTTCACTATTAAAGGGAAATGGGTGTTTAATAAATGGTTATTTGCTGAGTTCAAATCTATCTTTGTTTTCTTGTCTACTACATATTCTCGGAAATCTTTATCTAAGATTTTATTCTTGAATTTGTAATAATTCGTTCCCTCAACCATTGCCTTATATTCATCTGAGATAATTGCAGTTTGGATAACATCATTAAGCATATCACTAAAAGAAAGACCTTGCTCTATTTTTAATGTTAATATCGCTATATCTGATTGGCTTAAATACATTTATTTACCACTTTAAAAACTTTATATTATTTGTTTTCATATCGCTTTCCATTGCGTAGCGTGTCATGTCGATGCTGTGATCGTCCTTTTCTTCCAACTTAGGAATTATATTCCCGTCTCTATCCACTTGATAATCTATGCTTTCGAATTCTCTAGCCGTGTTTGGTGTTCTCTTTGGGTCAATTACGATAGCTTCAAGTCCATCGAGCCATTGTTCACCAAATTCACGTGAACCAGCACCTTTATGTGCTTGCTCTATACGTCTTATGCCATATTCAGCTACTTCATCCCTATTCAAAGGGTCAACATCGCAAGTGATTAGTGTGTCGTTGTAACCTTTAGAGAGTATCCTTTGAGCTAATTCTTTGTTTTTTATTTTTATACCGTATATTTCATCAAAAATATACAAGATACGTTTTGTTTTGTCAAAATGCATCCTTCCGAATGCTAGCGGGTCAACTGAATAACCCCAATCGAGACCTTGTCTAATGTTATCGAATGATTCAATTTCTTTATCTGTTATTTCTCTGAATACTAAATTGTCAAATGGCACTATACCGCCACCCATTGGCTTTCCTAGATATTCCCATTCATAACGATGCAAATTCTTTTCTTTTGCGTTTTTCGCTTCATCAAGAAACTCTTTAGGTAAAAAAGGATTGCTTCGATAGTCTGAACGATGCACATACATGTTATCGGGTATGAATTGTGTATCACATAGCTTATTAACCCAATGTTGTTTCCTTTTAGGTGGGTTGTAAGCATGGAAGAAATTGTACTTATGTCCTTTTGGTAGTTTTTCTCTTAAAATTGATAACTTGATACTTGACAGTTCTTCATCTGTTTTGTATTGTTGAATTTCTTCAAAGAAAATATCGGTTGTTGGTTTATCGGGTGTTTTCCATCCTTTTACACGTTCACCGTCAGCACCTTCAAAGAATATCTTCGCACCAGTAGGCTTATAAGTAATTGTCATGTCTCCGCCAACAGAGCTTGACCATTCCCAATAACTAGAAACACCTAAATGGTTAATTGACCATATAACTTGATTTCTTACTGAATGCCTTAAACTATTTGCTAATTTTCTGATACATAAGCCATGGGTATTGTGCTTCATTCTGTTTTGGACTAACTTCAATGTTACTGTTGTAGACTTTGAGCTACCACGTCCACCGCCCTCATAGAAATTCAAATATCTCGGATCGTCGTATGCTCTCCAAGATTCATAATAAGATGGTAATATTTTTTCTGATAATTTTATTTCCATTAGGCTTTTATATCGTCTACTAAAGTTACTTCTACTAATCCTTCATGTTCTACTACTTGCTTATCTCTCCATTGCTTTGTCCGCCTATTTTTAAGCCAAAATATCATTGCGGTTGTGTCTCCATTTGTTGCTTTGGTGTATAAGGAATTAACAACTTTCATATCAGCTTTTAGCTTCCCACTTTTTAAGGTGTCTAAAAACTTTGTGTCTTGTACTTTGTAATTGCTTAACGTAGCTCTGCATATCCCTAGTAAATCAGATATCTCAATATCAGTTAACCCTAAAGAGGCATACTTCTCTACCAATTCGAAATCGATGTCTTTTAGCTTCTTTGGTCTTCCGTTATTCTTTTTTATTTGTTTAGCCATAAGTCTAGTTTTTACAAGGGGTTAATTAAAACCCCTAGAACTTTAGATAACTCCGCCACCGCCCGTTATACTTCGTACACGACCGCCTTTAGTGCCACCACCTCCGCCTTTGTTTAATACTCTCATTATTTACCTCCGAATGATAGTAACGATTTAACAAATATAGGTTCAACCCCATTTGCTGTAATTATATTCTCTATCTTATCTTTGTCAGCTCTAGCACCATATACTAACATTTGCTTAGGTTTTAGTTCTTTTAATATAGTGTTAATGCCGTCAAGTCTTTGTTCTCTCTCTTTCGAGTCTTTTAATTTAGTTTGTGCCTGTATCGAAACTGCTGGTAAACCTTTTGGTATACCGAGTAAGCAATATTCAAAACTCTTTTCATCTATCCAATCAACATCTGGTATAATATTTATACCGCTTTCTTGCCAATACCTAGCTAACCAACGTGCTTTGAAAACAGATATGAGTCTCATTATTTTAGGTTCATAGCCCCATAAACTGAAGTTAGCACTTACAACAGAATGCCATCCGACACGTAATAATTTCTCTGTAGATATAGCTGGTTGCTTCCACATTTTTTCGAATTTAGAATCGTGTGTATAAAACGCTAACACAGCCTTACTCGGGTCAAGTCCTACGGTTGACTTATTTTGGTGGACATGTAAATAATGTTCAGTAATTTCACTTTTAGCTAGACCATTCCAAACAGAAATATCTTTAGGTATACCCACGCATTTTTCTAATTTAATATCTGGTATGCCTAACTGATTTGATGAACTGAAGACCGCATAATCCTTTAGCATAAATACACTTGATATGTTACCTATTGCTTCCTCATCTTCTATTCTATCGTTTACCTTATCTTCCCCTTGCACTTCAAAATTGTCTATGTCAAGACTTGGTAAATCTACCATGCCTAGATCATCTATCGTTAGCCCACTATCGAACATAAAATCAGTTAAGCCCTGCTCCGTAACATTTGCGTATATAGAGCTATATACTAACACTAATTTGCTAGCTTCTTTTTTGTTTTTGCATTTTATAAAGTTGGCTGGAAGTAGTTTTGGTATGTTGTTCCCTTCCTTTTCAAGTTCTTGTAGAGCCTTCAGCCTATGATGTCCATCTAAAACCCAGACCTTGCTATTCTGCTCCCATACGTTAAAAGGCATTAGAAAGTTATTAGTTTTTATGGATTCTTTCAGTTTGTTAAATGAGTTCTCTGGTATATCCTTTAGATTGCCCTGCAACCATTCAAGGTCATTCCATTCAATCAACTCTGTTTTCAAGACTTTATTAGTAATCATCAAGCTTATGTTTTATGATTTTGGGCATAATATAACTAATACTTTACAAAATTACAAAAAATAAGTCTTTTAAAGTAATCTATTAGTCTGTGTATCGGAACCCAACTGCATAAGTTAGATAGTCCACTGTATGTTTGCCTAGCATACGACCATTTCCCCAAACGCAGCTATTTCACCAACTCGGTTCCCCGCCCACCCTTCAAATTCTATTTCATGTTTTTGCTCAAATTGCTTTATGTATTCATGCATAATTCTGTTGTAGTCATCTTTTAGTGTCATTACTCACCTCAATTGTCCTTTGCATTGTCTGTCGTGATATACCCCATTTCCGAACTTACATCCGATAACAATTTCTCTTTCTGCATAATCAAATGATGCACCGCCGTTCTTGTTATCCCATATAACATTGAATACTAGTGAGTTCACATTTAATTTTTTAATTCTTTTCATTTATAAATTCCTATAATTTTGTTAAATAATTCCCTTGCTTCTATTCCATCGCTAATTACATAAGTATCAAAATCTCTAATTAGCTTTCTAACTATTTTAAGTTTCTCAGCAGTTTCTTTATTAGTCAATTTGACATCCTTGAATTCTTTGTCGAGATTCTGTACTTTCTCAAGATAGGCTTTGCCATATCTTTTTTCTAACCCTACTTTATAACCCTCTTTATGAGTATCTGAATAAAAGTTACAATTGCTTCTAGCTGAGTGAATGTTGTGTAAGTTGTATCTTATATTACCGTGCTGAGCTGTATTGTGAAAATGGGCAGCATCAACTTGCTTTATCCCTATCAGAGTTTCGCCACAATCTATACAAGTATTATGACCGAGCTTTGAGTCTATCATTCTAGAGAGCTTATTTATTTCATCTTGCAGATACTTTCTATATTTTCTAGGATATAAGTCTGGCAACTTTTCTCGTTTCTCTTTTCGCCATTTCTTGAGCTTCTTTCTTTGTTTCTTTCTCTTGAGTAGTTCAATGCTACATTGGTAAGAGCATACTTCTTGAAACGGTTTTGGTTTCTCGATTATTGTTGGACATATTTTACATTTTTTTTGTTTCATTTATTTTAAACCAATAATAGCAATAATCTTCAGCCCATCACGCAACCCTAGATCTATGAACAATTTTATAAAAATAGTTAATGTTAATATAAATACCATTGTTACACCAATTATGAATTCCATTTTTACCTCGTAAATTCTATTATGTATTTTATTGTTTTTGCGGTAGGTGCCAAGCCACCATTAGGTGCACGAAATGGTG